AGTATTATGGTAAGTTTAATTTTTCCTATCATCCTCGAATGATGATTCCAATGGTAAAATTTGGAACGTCAGGAGGTATACTTAATACTCCAATAGCATCTATGTATGGGAAAGATGTTAAGATTTCCGTTTTAAATTATGGGAAGAAAATGCATTTATTTGAAGCAGCAGCTCGAGAGCTTCATGATCTTATTAGGGGAGTTATGAACGAAGAAGAAATAGAGGACATTATAGCAAATTTTTTGCCGTTAAATGTGACTAAGTGGAAGCAAGAGATACGTTTATTGTATGAAAAAAAATATAGTGAATTGATATTTTCAATATTGAAAGCGAGAGAATTTTTTATACCTAGTGTAACATTAACATTGTTATCGGAATTATTACATAAAGATCGAATGTTAATAGAGAGAGGAGCTATGATTGCTATAGGATGTACTGCGTGGCATGGGGGATGGTATCAACTGGCCAAATATATGAATTATGATAATCCTGATTTGTTTTGGGTGGATGGAGATATAACTGCATTAGATAAGCATATAACAGATTGGCAGTTATATTTATATTTAGCAGCAGGTGCTAGATATTATAATTGGTCGGGTATGAATGGATCACAAAGACGTTTATTACGACGTTTGTACCTATTGTTGATGTATCATGTAACTAATAAAATTACTTTGCAGCCAGGAACCATATGGCGTCTTATCAGAGGAGTTATGTACTCTGGTGGAAAAGAGACTTCACATGGTGACTCCTGGATTATGGCGTTGATTTTTTTTTTATATATAGAGTATACAAAGTTGATATACCCTCATGCAGCCCCCTTCATCCATCGCTGTTTGATTAATTGTTTAATAGCTATTATAATATATGGTGATGATCATGTATGGTGTGCGCCTAAAGTACTGCGAGGTATGTTGGGTGCAAATTCTTTCGCAGCTTTTTTGAAAGAATTTTTAGGTATGGAATTACGTGATTTTAAAGAGTATGATTCCTTTTTGAGTAGGGTAAATCATGTAAATGGAGTGATGATTTATCAAGGTCCAAAGTTTTTGAAGAGATATTTTATAGCTAATTTTCTTGGACCTGATAGTGCTCCAGTATTACCTTATAAACCATATATAGAATCGTTAGTGCGGTTATGCGCAATAACGGAGGAAGAGGGTGTTCTAGGAGCTATTCTTAAGGCCGTAGGACAGATGTGGGATACTACAGGAACTAATTTAGTAGCTTATGAAGCTTGTCGGTCAGTTTATGATTTAGTTAGTACGATGAGCCCGATGTCTCCGTTAGAGATATATTCAGAATGGTTGAAAGATAGATCTAAGTATCCTTATATAAGAGGAATCATAAAAAAAACAAAAATGTCCCCAGAAGAGTTGTTTGAGACTTTTCCCACTTTAGAAATGTTACAGAGTAGACATAAGTGGATTCCTGAAAAATGTAATAATCATGTAGACATTTTCAGAATGAGTGATTTACAATAAATCACTAAAAAAATATAAA